TACAGAGAGACCCTATTGGGTCTCTTTTTTTATGCCTAAATAATAATACGGAGAACACTAATATAGTCAATGTCTTTCGCTTCACAAATTAGCAATAGGAATTTCCTTTCACCAGGTGGTTTCCGTTTTTCTCTTGGTAAATTTCCAAAGGTGTCTTACTTGGCACAACAGGCAAATATACCACAGATCAATATGGGTCTTGTTCAACAAGATACTCCATTCCGTCCTGCATTTGTTGACGGTAACTTGGAGTATGGATCTTTTACTTTACAGTTTCTTGTAGATGAGGATCTAGAAAACTATCTAATCATTCATAACTGGATGAGAGGACTTGGTGTCCCTGATAGTTTTAAGGACAGACAGGACTTTGAAACAGGCATAGAAACTAACTTACCAGCAAAAGAGATTGGTGATTTGTTATTTGCAGATGGAACTCTTACTGTACTGAATAGTAATTTCCAACCTAATTTCAATGTAGTCTTTAAAGATCTGAAACCAACATCCCTCAGTACACTTGAGTTTGACGCAACTATTGATAGTCAAGAATTTTTTCAAGCAGTTGTAACATTTGATTATCTTAGTTACGAAATTCAAGGATTAACAGGTACGAGGAAAACCACTCTGAAATAAACTATGGCACTCCTTGAAGATCTTCAGGAGCAGTGGTCAAAAGATTGTATATTTGATGAGTTAGATTTAGGATCTGAATCATTAAAGGTACCGTCACTGCACCAGAAGTACCACGTATATTACAACAAATACAAATTAGTAATAGAGGATGAGAAATGTAAACTCAAGACTCTATGGAAATCTAAGTGGATGTATTACAATGGCAAAGGTCCTGACATCAATGGGGAATACTTTGACCACAAGATTTTAAAAGGTGATATCAATACCTTCCTTGAATCAGATAAAGATATACAGCGACAACAACTCAAAATAACATACTTTGAAACTTGCATAAATTATATTGAGGCAATACTCAAAATGATTAATAGCAGAGGTTTCCAAGTGAAAAACGCTATTGATGCCAAGCGTTTTGAGTTCCCTGTATAATGGTTTCTATTGAAAAGAAAAATGAGATCTACCTTCGGGTAGGTGCAGAGATGCACATCCATCACGAGTTGAGTGAATACTTTTGTTTTGAAGTTCCAGAAGCAAAGTATCTACAGAAACGTAAGAGATATCGTAGATGGGATGGAAAGATTCGTTTATATTCACCAGGTACAGGAGAGTTATATGTAGGTTTGTATCCATATCTAATAGAGTGGTTGCAAAAAATGGGATATGATTATAAGATTGAGGACAGTGAATACGGAGATCCCGATGAATTTGACGCAAACATATCACAAGAGACAGTTAAGAGTTTTGTTAGATCTTTGGGTTTGCCTTTCAAGGCAAGAGATTACCAACTCGCAGCAATTTATTCAGCACTTCGCAATCACCGCAGACTATTACTCTCTCCCACAGGATCAGGAAAGTCAGTTATAATATATGTTTTAGTACGTTGGTATCTTAAAAGAGATAAACAGATACTAATTGTAGTACCAAGTATTTCTTTAGTAGAGCAGTTATATAAAGACTTTAAAACCTATAGATGGTATTCAAAAGAAGTAGGAAAAATATATGGTGGTATGGGTGGCAGAGATCAATGGCAAGAATATCCAGTAATAATATCTACGTGGCAATCAATATACAAAGAAGATCCGCAGTTCTTTAAAAGGTTTGATGTCATCATAGGAGATGAGGCACACCAATATAAAAGTAAGTCACTGACTGGAATTTTAAATAAATGTTTTGATGCTAAGTATCGTTTTGGTTTGACAGGAACATTAGATGGTTTGCAGTGTCATCAATTAATGTTAGAAGGTATGTTCGGTTCAGTAGAAAGAACAGTACGTACATCCGAACTACAGAAGGATGGTTATCTATCTGATCTTAAAATAAATATTTTACTGTGTAGACACGATACTATTTTCTTCGAGGACTATCAAGAAGAGATAAACAAGATAATAGAAAACCGCAGAAGGAATAAAATTATCTGTAAATTATCCCTTGATATCGCTAACAATACACTGATTCTGTTCAATTTTGTAGAGAAACACGGAGAACCACTTTGGGAATTGCTAAATAGTATTAACAAACTGAAACATACTGATACACAAAAGCAGTTGTTTTTTATTCACGGTGGCGTTGCTGCCGAAGAACGTGAAAAGGTGAGGGAACTTTGCGAACACAATAGCAATGCAATCATCCTCGCATCTTATGGTACCTTTAGCACTGGTATCAACATTAAGAACCTGCATAACATTATATTCGCATCACCTATGAAGAGTAGAGTGCGAAATTTACAATCTATAGGAAGGGCACTACGTACACACGATAGTAAAGCACAGGCTACCTTATATGATTTTGCTGATGATTTTAGTAATGAACATTACAGGAACATTACTCTGAATCATTTGAAAGAGAGAATCAAGATTTATAAACAAGAAAGATTCAATTATTCAATTACGGAAATCAAACTAGGAGACACTAATGGGTAACTCACTTAACTATATAAAAACCGATGAAGAGTTCTTTGGAATTCTTAAACTGGTTAGTGGCGAGGAAATCATTGGTCGTATAATTGTGACAGATGAGAATGGAACTACACTTGCTTTCATTCAAGACCCTGCTCTAGTTCATTCCTATGACACTGCTGCTCAAGGAAAACCAGCAGTAGCAGTTGGTTTGAAGAGATGGATGGTATTCTCTGATGAAGATTTCTATATTGTTGCTGAAGATAAAATTTTGACCGTCGCCCCGCTATCAACTGAAGCAACTATAATGTATCAATTCTTTGTCAAACAGGAATTAGGACCTGCTAAGAAGAAAGCAAATCCTATGGCACCAGACGTAGTATCAGAACCTAGTGAATTAAATTATAAGCAAGGATATATTGGAACCGTTGAAGAGGCAAGAAAGAAACTAGAAGATTTATTTAAGAGCTAATATCCTTTGAGCAACCCTACAGTGTTGATTGTACATATATTTTTATATGTTGTCAACCCCTGTTAATATTCCTTGACATAGTACGGTATATCAACTATACTAAACTCATTGGAATGACAATATCCTATGCCCGCAGCAATGGCACCTAGACGTAACACAAAAAATCAGCACTATGTCGATAACCAAAAGTTCCTCAAAGCAATAATTGAGTATCGTAATAAGGTAGAGAGTGCCAAAATTAGGGACAGAAAGAAACCTAGGATACCAGAATACGTAGGAGATTGTTTCTTAAAGATAGCAACACACCTATCATATAGACCTAACTTCATAAACTATATGTACAAAGAGGATATGATATCCGATGGTGTAGAAAATTGTGTACAGTATATTGATAACTTCGATCCATCTAAATCTAAAAACCCATTTGCATATTTTACACAGATAGTTTACTATGCTTTTCTAAGACGTATTGCAAAAGAGAAAAGACAGATGGATATTAAGGATAAGATTATAGAGAAGTCAGGATTCGATCAGATATTTCATACAGATGATAAAACTAATTCAGCAGAACTTAATAGTATAAAGACTAGAATTGAAATGAATACTAAGAGTAAGTAATGTATCATAATAATTTTTTTACCGATGAGCAGTGGGAATGTATTAGAGTGTGTGTAGCAAATGCACCTATACCTTATGATATTACTAAGAAAAAAATTGCTGCCGAAATTTTAGATAAGATAGGTCAACCAAAAAAACCAAAAAATATAATGGGTGAGGGACTACAATGATTTTTTGGATTGGATTTACTATTATGTTTTTGAATGAAGGGTTCGTTATGATGCGACACGTTTCTCCTTTATTTGCTAGACTTAGAACTAAGGTTATAAAAAAACTTGGCGAGAATGTCTGGTATCGATTGCACGGTACTCTAGATTATACTTGGATAGGACTTGTAACTTTAGGATTGATAGTCAATTCCAATAGGTTGTTACACATATCAGTGCTATCAATTTTTTGGATTGGATCATATGTAATTTTTTATTTACCAAGGTGGAAAAACAGATGAAACTAACTCAAGAAATTATTGACAAGATACAGGATGCAATGTATCATACTAAGATGAATGGTGATGTAAACTGGCAAGACGGTGATGAAATCGATGTTTGTCTTGCAGGAACATTTGCTGCTGATAGATTTATTGTCATTCATAACAGAACAAAAAGTAGCACATCTAAGCACAACTTTATTAAATGAAGATTCTTCTAATAACTGATCAGCACTTTGGTGTGCGTAATGATAATCAAGTTTTTATAGAAAAGTATCAAGAATTTTATAGCGAAACTGTTCTACCATTTATTGATAAGAATAAAATTGAACATATTATATGTCTTGGTGATGTATTTGATAAAAGAAAAAGTATAAACTTCCTGTCTCTAGATGCTGCACGTAAAATGTGGTTCGATCCTTTGAGAGATAGAGGTATTACTATGGATACTTTGATCGGTAATCACGACATCTATTATAAAAATACTTTAAAAGTAAATGCTTTAGATCACTTGTTAGGTGAGTATGAAAATATTAATGTAATTAATGATGCACAACATTTAGAATACGATGGATTAAAAATTCTAATGCTTCCTTGGATCTGTGATGATAATAAAAAAGATATAGATGATATCGTTGAAAACACAGATGCCACAGTGTGTTTTGGACATTTAGAACTATCAGGATTTGAAGCAGTACCTGGTAGAATTATGGAACACGGAGAAGATCCTACACGCTATGAAAAGTTTGAATTAGTATGTAGCGGTCACTACCATATGAAATCTAGAATAGGAAATGTAAACTATCTTGGTAATCCTTATCAACTCTACTGGAATGATTACGGTCAGAAGAGAGGTTTCCACGTCCTAAATACTAATAATAAGAAAATAACATTCTACACAAATCCACATCATATATTCAATAAACTTTGGTACGATGATGTTAGTAACGACTATACAGAAATACCAGATTTTAAAAAACTAAAAGGATCATACGTTAAACTGATTGTACTAAAAAGAGATAATCAGTTATGGTTTGATAGGATGGTAAAAGCATTACATAATGCTGATGTCGCAGATTTAAAAATCATAGAAGACATCACTGTTGAACTAGATGAAGCAGATGAATCTCTAGAGTCAGAAGATACTATGACAATACTTGAAAGGTATGTTGATGACTTAGAAGAGACAGTAGATAAAACATCTGTTGTAAAAATTTTAAAAACCTTGTACCTAGAAGCAATCGATCTATAATGTACATACTCTGCGACAAAAGAACTAAAGGAGTCTACGCTGTAGAAGACGAACTCAAAAATAAAGTTGTGCAAATTTTTGTTGACAAAGATGACGCTTTACGCTATTATGGATTATTGGAAGCTAATGATTATAAACGTGATTTAATGATAACAGACATCGATGAAGAGTCAGTAATCGCAAACTGTGAAGCTCACAATTATAGGTATGCTTTTATTGAACCAGATGAACTTGTTGTCCCACCTTTATGATTGCTCTCGTTATTGTCGCAGTAGTTATTGCTGCCACTGCATTACTAATTCGTTATTACGACCCACATAATTAATGATTGTTTTTGAAAGGATTCGTTGGAAGAACTTTCTGAGTACAGGTAATCAATTTACCGAAATCAATTTTCTTGAAACTCCATCCACTTTGATTATTGGAAACAATGGTGCTGGAAAAAGCACTATGTTGGATGCTTTGTGTTTTGGATTATTTAATAAACCATTTCGTAAAGTCACTAAATCACAGTTAGTTAATAGTATTAATGAAAGAGAAACAAGAGTTGAGATAGAATTTAGTATAGGATCAGTAGAATATAAAGTTATACGTGGTATGAAACCAGGTCTATTTGAGTTATATCGTAATGATAATCTCATAGATCAAGATGCTGCTAATAGAGATTACCAGAAATATCTAGAACAAAGTATACTTAAATTAAATTACAAGTCATTTACACAAGTGGTAATACTAGGGAGTAGTACATTTGTTCCCTTTATGCAATTATCAGCACCTCATAGAAGAGAAGTTATTGAGGATATACTTGATATTCAAGTCTTTAGTCATATGAATATGTTACTGAAAGATAGAGTCAAGGATAATAATGAAGCATTGAAAGATTGTGAGCACGAGTTAGAGATGGCAAAGCAAGCAATTACATCTCAACAGAAGACTCTTGATAAGTTAACTGAGTTTACTGATAAACAAAAATTAGAATTACAATTACAGATTGATAATAATGAAGAACGTATCTCACAGATTCACAATGAGGTAGAGGTTTTATTACAAGAAATAGATTCTGAAAAAAATATTGATAAAGATTTAAAAAAGATACAAGCATCTTATGATCAGACTATTAAAATTATGACTCGTATTGATACGAAGAATAAAAAGATTCAGAAAGATATAAAATTTTTCACTACAAATACTGCCTGTCCTACTTGTGCACAAACTATTTCTCCAGAACATAGAGATGAAAAAGTTGATACTTTTTCTAGTAAGGGAAAAGAACTGACAGAAGCATCAAAACAATTAGCAGAACAATTATTATCAATAGAGGTAAGAACAAAAGAAATAAAAGAAAAACAAAGTCATCTATCTGAAACACAGTTTGAGATACGTCGTTTATATAATGAAGAGACAAGACTTCTAAAACAAAATAGTAATAACAGAAAAATATTAGAAGTACACAATGATAATCAAGATATTAAAAAAGAAAATAGTCTTTTAAAAGAACTAACAGGTAATTTTGAAGATAAAGAAGAAGCGTGTGCTAGTGTCAACAAGGATGCACAAGATTATAAATTAGTTGCTACACTATTAAAAGATGGTGGAATAAAATCTAAGATTATATCTAAGTATATTCCTATTATCAATCAAAGAATTAATAAGTATCTATCTTCTATGGATACGTATATTAATTTTACTCTTGATGATCAGTTTAGAGAGATTATTAAATCTAGACATAGAGATAAATTCTCTTACTCATCTTTCTCAGAAGGTGAAAAACAAAAGATCGACTTGTCTTTACTATTTACTTAG